ACACCACCAAACTCAACCCGAAAGGAAACTGAAATGAAGCACTACTTTCTCGCCGTCGCCTTGATGCTCACCGTGTTCTTCTTCTCCATGACTACGGCCAGCCCGTGGATCATCGTCGGAGCCGTTGGGATCGTCCTGACCATGATCGTCTTCCATTGCGACCGTCTGCTTGAGCGGCAGCGCAACTTGGAGAAGCGCATCAATGAGATGGCTTGGGCTGAAGAGCAGATCGTTCGTCTGAACAATGGAGGGCTCATCGGGGCAGGTCCGGGTGAGGAGAATGCCGAAGACTTGTTGTCGGCATGGGACACCATGAGCAACGAACTGAAGGCCCTGACCACCCCAAGGCGAACCGGATGGGTGGTTGCGTGGATCGACTCGTCGGGACGGGAGTTTAGCCAAACCGTATATGCCACGACGCAACACGAGGCATATGAAATCGCACTTGACCGTTACGGCGAGGTGCGTAATGTTTCACCGTTCCGCGATGGGGTCTATGTGTTCAGGATGTACCGCGAAGAAACGGTTCTGCCTGAAATCCATCAGAGCATCCGGTCCCACAATCCGCCCGAGGCGGACGGAATGCCCACGCCTGCCGACTTCGCCGCGCAGATGGAATACCTGACCGCCTATCAGGGAGGCAAGAAGTTCAAGCAACCCTGAAGCCCTTGACACGGTCCCCACTTGCTGATATTATTCCGTAAGTGGGGATCGTTTCTCCACCAACCCAACCTGTCTAGACCCTAGACACAACCGAAAGGAAAGCATCGTGAACAAGGAAATCGCATTCAAGTGGGCTTCGGCCCTTCGTGCTAGCCCGGAACTGCAAACGCAGGATGTCCTCGCAGAGGATGGCGGCTACTGCGCCCTTGGGATCCTCTGCAAGATCTACTGCGACGAGGTCGACGACATCTCACACAAGTGTGAGAACGGACTCATCGACGGCTTTTGGGATCGCAGTAGGGATGACCCAAGCCGCACCGCAATACTCTTGACCGCAGGTATGCCATTGGATGTCATGGTATGGGCGGGGATGGAGGGCGAGTCGTGCGTCCTGATCTCCGACATGAACGACGGGGCCCGCGTCTTCAGCGGAACTCCACGCACCTTCCCGCAGATCGCGGACTTCATCGAAGACAACCACAAAACCATCTGATGTCTAGGGTCTAGACAACCGAAAGGAAAACCCATGCTTACCGTTCTGCAACCCGTGGCCCCCAAGTGGGCCGCAATCTCTGACGCAGCCAACCGTGCCTACGACTTCGTGGTCGAGTCAGGCAACAACCCGATTCGCTTCAACTACCCCAGCGGCCTGTTGACCAAGCCGGGAGCCAACACCAAGTTGTCCAAGGCATCGCCCCTGCCCATTTGGGGGCTGACCTTGGCCCCTGCGGGGGCATCGGGGTACCAACTGTGTCCATGGCGCAGCCCGGAGTGTGAGGCGGCTTGCCTAGGGATCACCGCAGGTCGCTCCAAGTTCTCCAATGTGCAGCAAGCCCGGATCAACAAGACCCGGTATCTCATGGAGGACCCATTCAACTTCTACTGCGAGTTGTTCCATGAGTTGCAGACACGGGCCCGCCGTGGGGGTAACTACGCCATGAGGTGGAATGTCCTATCGGATATCCCCATCGAATCCGTGTGTGCCCGTGCCCTGAACCTGCCCACGGTCAACTACGACTACACCAAATCGTATCTACGGGCCTTGTCCTCGTTGTCCCGGAAGAACTACAGGCTGACCCTGTCGTACTCCGGCCACAACTTGGAGGAGTGTCTCGACTACTTGGATCGTGGGGGCAATGTCGCCATGGTCTTCAGGGACATTCCGACTTCATGGGACCGCTTCAGCGTGATCAACGGGGACGAATCCGATGCACGATGGAAGGACCCGCAGGGTTGCATCGTGGGCCTGAAGGCCAAGGGCAACATCAAGGACTCCGTGTTCGTTATGAATCGTTCTCGCGTCTAGGCTCTAGACACCACTCTCTTCTCTTTTCTGAAAGGAACCCACAATGGGAATGGATCAGACACTAACTGCGTACACCCCGTCCGGAAACTTCCAGATGCACCTCCGCAAGGCGTACTGGTTGGACTCATGGCTGCGTGAACGCTGCCCACGCGGCTACAGCAGCGACGGCTGTTGGGCCAACTGTGAAATCACCCCGGGACTGATCATTGAGTTGCGTCGGGCCGTGTGGGATGACTACTACAACGGTGAGTTCAGGGATGGCCCATGCCTGCAAACCATTCAGGCTATGGGATGGTTGGATGCACACGATGCCATGGGCCACACCATCAAGTATCACATGGACTGCTGAACCGTCTAGACCCTAGACACAACCGAAAGGAAACGACATGAACTATATCCCGTCATCAAACGACACCGTGCATTGGTATCACCACGCCATCGGCCATCGTCTTTACTTCAAGAACGGGTGGGCAGTTTCCATAATCCCCGGCTGCAATGGGGACACCATGGAGTGTGGCGTGATCCCACCATACGGTGGCGAAATGGATATCCAACTGCGGACACCCGATGAACTGCCCGGGTTCCTCGTCGGAATCCAGTCCCGCACCATCGAACCAATGACTCTGTCGGTCAACGACATCTTTACGGACTAATCACATGACCAACGACAGCAACAACCTTGAAACCATCAACATCACCCCCAAGTGGGAAGCCGTGGTCGATCTGTTCCTCATCGTCCTGAAGCCGCAATGCGACTTCGATACCCTGCAATATGTCCGCAGGGAACTGAAGCGAATCGCGGTGGTCATCGATGAAACCAACGACACCATCAAGGGGGCTTGACACAAGCAATCGTTTCGGTTAGCATTGTCCTAGGTGGAAGTTCCACCAACCCTCCTGTCTAGGGTCTAGACAGATCCCAGTTCTCGAAAGGAAAGTGAAATGGAAATCCCAGTCAGCATCGTCCTCTCCCCCGAAGCACTCGCTAGCCTCCGGGGACCCACGGGTCCGACCCTGTTCGACAAGTCCGAAAGCATCAACAACCTGACCGACAATCAGTACTTCATCAACGAAGTCGCCAGTCGGATCCACCCCCGGGAAATCGCGGAACACATCGACACCGATGACCTCGTGGAAGAGGTGACCCGCAAGGTCGAACTGGACGCTGGCGAAATCGCGGGCTACATCGATGTCGAGTCCGTTGCGGGCTACATCGACCCCGAAGAGATCGCAAACCACTTCGATGCAGACGACATCGCCTCACGCATAAACATGGACGATTTTGTCGATGCCCTGCCCATGGGCCGTTTGGCTAACGCCTTGGCGAAGCAGATCGTGGAGAACCCATCGCTGCGTGAAGCCTTGGTCGAGGCGTTCATCAACCGCCTGACCCACAGCCTGCTCCCCAAGAGCAGCACCTAAACCTTTCGGTGGCTGGGCCGCGCATAGCCGAAGCAACGCGGTTTCTCATCGACTTGACACAAGCAAAGGAATCCACTAGTATACATCAATGGAATCAGAAAGCCCATGTACCGTTTCCGATGCCCTGAACACCGCGTGGGTGGGATGGGCCAAGGAAGATCTCGCCGTGTCCTACTACTGGGGCCTAGTGGCCCTCAATACAGCCGAGTCGTTTGGCCTGTACCTGACCGATTCGGAAGCCGTGTTTCTCTCTGTCGCAACTTCTAACCCGCCCGAAGCAACCGTCTAGACCCTAGACAACCCTGAAAGAAACTGCAATGTCCAAGACCTTCACCACCGTGTCCGACCTCTCCCGCATCCAGATGCCCGCTGCTACCCGCACTTGGCAACCCGTGTCTCAAGTCCAGTTGTTCAACTCCATGTGTGATGCGATCCGGAATCGTGGGTTCACGATCACGACCGAGTCACACCGGATCCACCGGAAGAAGCCCGTGTTCATCTCCCAAGTGGAGATTGAGGCCCCGGGACTCCCCGGCGGCAAGGAAATGAAGTGGAACATTGCAGGGATGCAATCTTGGAACAAGACCATCCCAGTCCGACTGTTGTTTGGTGGAACCGTGCTTATCTGCACCAACGGCATGGTGGTCGCAGAACACATCCTGAAGACCAAGCACACGACCAATGTGTGGTCCCGGTTGTCGCCAATGATCGAACAGACCATCGACCTGTTTGAATCCCAAGTCAACAAGACCTTCGGCTTCTACCAGCAGATGAAGGATGTCCGAGGCACTCACACGACCCTGTGCGACTTTGCGGTGCGTGTTGCCGCCAAGGACTACCTGCCCAAGACCCAGATTCTGGACCTTGTGCAGGAAGCGGAGAACCCGTCGTTCGACTACGGGACAAACGCGGGTTCGGTTTACAACATCCACGCCGCCTTCACGCACCTCCTGAAGAAGGCCAACCCTCTGGAGGCCCCGAGCCGATTGCTGGGCTTTGAGCGCGAACTCAAGGACCACTACGAGTTGGCTGCGGTATAATCCAAGGAGGCCCGGTTCGCCGGGTTCTCCTTTCCTTTCGGCCCCCGGTGTCTCCTTGGAGATGCCGGGGGTTTTCTTTTGCCCCGATATTGTCTAGACTCTAGACACGATGCGACAAGGAAAACTCGACAAGGAAATGGTTGAACTGGGCAAGCAGCGGTACCGCAACAGGTCCGACAAGGCGACCACGATTGCCGCCGAGAGCAACACCATCCCCGGTCGGATGATGCTGAACCGTTGCACCACCGAACTGACCAAGGCGTTGGCCCTGTGGCTTGCCAAGGCTGGCTCCAAGGCTGGACGCAAGCACCGCTGTCATCAGTTCCTGTCGAAACTCCCCGAGGAGAAGTCGGCAGTCATTGCATCCAAGGTAGTCATCGACGCACTCAGTCAAGAACGGATGCTAACTTCGACTTGCATCGCTGTCGGTCGCGCCATTGAAGACGAGATCCTGTTGCAGGACTTGGCTGAAAACGACCCCAACTTTCTGAAAGACATCCAGAAGAAGACCTTCAAGAGTGTGGGTCAGAAGTTCAAGCGTCGGTTCGCCCGTGAAGCAGCCAAGGCCGTCAACCTTGTGACCCAACGGTGGGCCAAGGCTGATGCGTTGTCGGTTGGTCTATTGCTGGTGGAGATGCTGGCTACGCACACCGGGATCATTGAGATCCTGACCAAGTTGAACGCCCGGGGCCGTAGGTACTGCATCGTTCAGCCCTCCAAGGACATCCGTGAGTGGATCAAGAAGTGCCACGAATACCACGAAGGTCTTGAGCCGATGTTCCTGCCCACGATTGAGCGTCCGGTTGACTGGACCAATCCGTGGATCGGCGGCTATGCATCCTTTGAGTGGAAGCCAAGGCCGCTCGTCAAGTCCCGCAGTCGGTCCTATCAGGAATCGCTGGCGACTTCGCTGTCATCAGATGTGTACGACGCAGTCAACACAGTTCAGAACACCGCATGGGTGGTTGACTCTGAGTGTCTTGAACTGGTTCGTGAGTGCTGGAAGGAAGGCTTGACCATCGATGGTCTGCCCCCAAGCCGCGACGAGGAACTGCCTACTAGACCAGTCGATATCGATACCAACCAAGAGGCCCGTCGATCATGGCGCAAGGCTGCGGCCAAGGTCCACTTCTTGAATGAGTCCTACGAGTCGCAGCGTCTGTTGACTCTCAAGTCGTTGTTCGTGGCCGACAAGATGGCCGAGCATCGACACATCTTCTTCCCACACCAACTGGACTTCAGGGGTCGTGGTTACCCGCTCCCGCTGTTCCTGCATCCCCAGTCGGTGTCCTACTCCAAGGCCATGCTCCGGTTCGCCAACGGCAAGCCTCTGGACACCGATGATGCAGTCAAGGCTCTGTATATTCACGCAGCCAACAAGTGGGGCATCGACAAGGAAACCACGGCAGTACGGATTGATTGGGTAGAACGAGCCCGTAGAGACATCATTGCTATCGGTACCGACCCGTGGTCCAATCGAACTTGGATTCAGGCTGACGAACCGTTCCATTTCGTGATGGCTTGTCGAGAGTTGGCTGGCCTGTGGAACCAAGGATCCAAGTTCGTCAGCACCCTGCCGATTGGCATGGATGCCACCACACAGGGCTTGCAGATCTATTCGATGCTACTGCGGGATCCTGTGGCCGCTACTGCGACCAATGTTCTTCCAAGTGCGAAGCCAAGCGATCCCTACGAGGCTGTGGCCCGGGCTGTGATTGCTCGTTTACAGGCCAGCAACACCGAACTGGATCAGCAGTTGCTGCGACTGGGGATCGACCGAACGACCACCAAGCGTCAGACCATGACCCTGCCCTATGGGCTCACGCTGCACTCATGCATCGGCTACACCCGTGAATGGGTCGAGGATCGCCTGCGTAAGGGGGACAACCCATTCGGTCTGGAAACCTATAAGCCCATCTCTTAT